TGGAAAGGTCGGCCTTTTTACAAGGTCTGGACGAAGTACGGAATTGAGGGGTATGCAGCAGTTGACGCTCTTGCATCAAAATAAATTAAGGAGGTGCTTGTATGCTTAACAGTGATGATCTGATCATGGCCTATGTTAAGAAAGGCGTTGGGATCGATGTTAGTAATACAGACTTTGATTCCCAACTTTTAGGAGATATTAATACTGCTTTTCTTATTGTTTATCAGATCGGCGTAGGAACAGCACCGTATACCATGAAATCCGTTTCTGATACTTGGAGTCATATGTTTGATACAATTGGGCTAAGCGAGAACGAGAAGGTGAAAACTGCAACAATTAAGAAGCTTGTTGTCAATCGTGTGAAGCAATTCTTCGATCCTGGAGGAGTTAGCTCGTCTGTAAATGGTGCTCTGAAAGAACAGAATGCAGAACTTGAATGGCGGATCAACAATGACTTTGATCGAACGGGGGATGTATAATGCTGTCGAATACAGCAACACCAATTTACTATGGGCATTTTCGTGAGCGAGTAATCCGTGGAGAGATTGCAGTTAATCAAGAGATATCGATGGAGATGAATCGAATCGATGCGTTGATTGCCGATCCTCGAATTTACTATGACGATAAGGCAGTTAATGGGTTTATAGATTTTTGTGAGGGAGAGCTAACACTTACTAACGGTGAAGATCTCCATTTGCTTGATACGTTTAAGTTGTGGGCCGAAGAGATATTTGGTTGGTATTACTTTATCGAGCATAGTGTTCCTGTTCAGGACGAACACGGAGTTCACTATGTTCAAAGGAAAGTAAAGAAGCGGCTCATTAATAAACAGTATCTTATCATTGGTAGAGGTGCTGCAAAGACAATGTATGCTTCTTGTATTCAGGCCTACTACTTAGTTGTCGATCCATCTACAACAGAGCAGATTACGACTGCTCCGACGATGCAACAGGCAGACGAAGTCTTATCACCATTACGAACTGCAATTTCTCGTAGTCGAGGACCAGTGTTTAAGTTTCTTACAGAAGGAACTAATAACTCTGTTTCAAAGAATAAAGTGAATCAGGCTCAACTAGCTTCGACAAAGAAGGGAATTGAGAATAGACTTACGAATTCAATTCTTTGCATTCGTCCAATGACGATTGATAAGCTTCAGGGATACCGATGCAAGATCGCAACGGTTGATGAATGGCTTTCCGGCGACATTAAAGAAGATGTTGTCGGTCCAATCGAGCAATCTTGTTCAAAGAATAGTGACTGGTTGATTGTATTAACAAGTTCAGAAGGCACAGTACGTAATGGACCTGGTGATACAATCAAAATGGAATTGATGGACATCCTCAAAGGTAAGTATCCGAATCCGCATGTATCGATTTGGTACTATAAACTTGATGACGTCAAAGAAGTAAGCGACCCAAACATGTGGATAAAAGCGAATCCAAATATTGGGCATACGGTTTCTTATGAAACATATCAGCAAGACGTTGAGAGAGCGGAGAATGCTCCGGCAACACGTAACGATATTCTCGCAAAGAGATTTGGAATTCCGATGGAAGGTCTAACGTACTTCTTTACATTTGCAGAAACATTGGTTCATCCAAAGAAAGAATTCTGGGGGATGCCATGCGCAATGGGAGCCGACCTTTCTATGGGTGATGACTTTTGTGCGTTCACATTCTTATTCCCATTAAAGGACGGAACGTATGGCGTTAAGGCACGAAGTTATGTGTCTAGTCTTACGATTCAGAAGCTTCCAATCGCAATGTATAACAAGTATCAGGACTTCTTGCGAGAAGGAAGTTTAATTGTTCTTGACGGAAATGTTCTTGATCTCGATCAGGTTTATGACGATCTCGATGATTTTATTATTAAATCTGATTATGATGTACGGGCATTCGGATACGACCCGTATAACGCAAAGAACTTCGTTGATCGTTGGGTTGCAGAGAATGGTCCATTTGGCGTTGAGAAAGTAATTCAGGGGGCAAAAACAGAATCCGTTCCTCTTGGCGAATTGAAGATTCTTGCTGGGGAACGTGCTCTTTTGTTTGATGAATACATTATGCAGTTTACAATGGGTAACGCAATTACACTTGTTGATACTAATGGAAATCAGAAGCTTTTAAAAGAGCGTCGCGATAAGAAGATCGATAATGTAGCCGCACTTATGGATGCATGGATTGCTTATAAGGCGAACAAGGATCAATTCTAGAAAGGAAAAATCAAAATGGGAAGATACTATAACAATGATGAGCTAATCCATTTTGGAATCCCAGGAATGAAATGGGGGATACGTAGATTCCAGAATAAGGACGGAACTCGTACTCCAGCTGGAAAAAAGAGATATCGAGCTAAAGCTAAATATTACCACGATGCTAGAGATGCGTATTATAGAATGGACGAAATGGATGATGCAGAACTTAGAAGAGTTGCTAATAGATTAAGCGATGAAGATCGAATTAGAACCCTTGCATCCTCCGAATCGAAATACCAGAAAGATAATTCCCCTAGTTTGTTGAAATCTGTAACAATGGCCGTGTCTATATCCGCAATGGCGCTTTCTGCTATTAATAATGGTCAGCAGATTGTTAATAAACTTAGATCATCAATGAACGATGTACAAAGCACGAAATCTGATATTGAAGATGCTGTTGGAAAAAGAATCATTGATGAAATCAATAGAAGCTTTAATGGGGGATAAAACATTATGGGAAGATACTATAATGATGATGAACTAATCCATTTTGGAATCCCAGGAATGAAATGGGGAATACGTAGATTCCAAAATAAAGATGGAACTCGTACTCCAGCTGGAAAAAATAGATATAATGATAGGTATCTGCCTCAGCAACGACTTCGCGATAAAGCTGTTTATGGAAATGGTGGTGTTCGAAGAATCAATAAGAACATGAATAAAGGTTACAATGTTTCAGCAGCTAGAAGTATTGAGGCTAATCGGATTAATGGAAGACGAGCCACTGCAAAAAACATTGGTTCTGTTATGGGCACTGTTCTTCCTGCAGTAACTGGTTATCTTGGGTATAAGCATAGTAATAAAATTGCAGATGCAATAACCAAAGGAAGTTATGCAATTACCAAAAACTCTAATTTTGAAGGTGCGGTCTATGATATAACTCATAGCAACAGTGGTCGTCTTGCCATTACTTCTGGAGCAGCTTTTTTAGGGAGAGTAGTTGGATATTCCGGAGGCCATGCTATTGGTATGCTTTCTGGCGGATATAGCCCAAAAAAGTTCAGGTACTAAAATGAGTAGATACTATGACGACGAGCTAGTTCATTTTGGAATCTTAGGAATGAAATGGGGTGTGCGTAGATTCCAAAATAAAGATGGGAGTCTAACTTCTGAGGGAGAACAGAGATACTTAAAGAACAAAGATGGAAGCCCAATTTCCGATGGTGGGCAAAGATATTCTAAGAAGAAAAACAAATCTGTTCGTCAACTTAAGCTAGAAGATAATTTTCAAAAGAAAGGCTATTCGAAAGAAGAAGCTGAAGCGCTGGCAAGACGCAGAATTAGAACTGAGAAAATTATTGCCGCTGCTGCTATAACAACTGTTGCTGGAATTGCCGCTTATAAATATTACACAGATAACGTAAAAGATGTTGTTGTCGGATCTAAAGATACTCCTTTGTTAAGAGTCCAAGCGTTTGATGGTGTTAATAATAAGTCCGGTGCCGTTTATGCTGCGTATGACAATAAAGATAACATTATGTATAAAGGCAATTGGGCTGGAGTTGTTAGAGCTCAAGCTGGGCGGGGCAAAGATATATACAATATGGAGATCACCAGAAAAGAACATTGGCTTCATGAAAATAACCCCGATGGATTTAAGATTGCGTCAGATAAACATGCTAAGAAGCTCTTTAATAGCCTTTACAAGACAAATCCTGAGTTTAAAGATCTTGTCGATAACAGCCATACAAATGTAAAAGATATGCTCAAAAAGACCGGAATGAATGCCGATGCTAGCCCTGCGATTCGAAAGATAACCAATAGTAAAACCCCAGATTACGAAGCGTTTAACATTGAACTTGGATTTGGTCCTGGAGGTTCTAAGAATAAAGATTCTAAGGCTGCAAAAATGTTTTATGAGTATATGAAAAAAAATGGATACGATGGTGTTAAAGACATTAACGATAATAAGTTCTCTGGATACGCCGATAGTGGGAAGTCTGCTGTACTACTTTTTAATGAC